ACTACACTTCCTGGTGGACAAAACCTTGGAGAACTTACTGATATTGAATATTTCCAAACTAAACTTTATAAGTCATTAAATGTTCCATCAAGTAGACTTGACAGTCAAGGTGGATTTAATCTAGGTAGATCATCAGAGATCTTAAGAGATGAACTTAAGTTTACCAAGTTTGTTGGTAGACTTCGTAAGAGATTTTCTGGCATCTTTAATGATATGCTAAAGACTCAGTTAATTCTTAAGAATGTAATTACTCCAGAAGATTGGGATTCTTTAGAAGATCATATTCAATATGACTTTTTATATGATAATCATTTCTCCGATCTTAAAGAGAATGAATTACTTCAAGAGCAATTAGGTGTAATTGCTTCTATGGAACCATACATGGGTAAATATTTCTCTGCTCAATATGTAAGAACAAAAGTTCTAAAACAAACTGAAACAGAAATGAAGGAAATGGATGAGCAAATGGCAAAAGAAATTGAGGATGGTATTATACCTGATCCAAATATGCCAGTTGATCCAGCAACAGGAATGCCAGCTGATCAAGCATTAGCAGGGTATGATATGATGGGAACTGCTCCAGAAGGAAGTTTAGAAGATCAATCAACAACTCAAATGCCGAAAGGTGGCGAGATATAAATATCCACAGTAGTTATTTTTTATTAAAATGGATGAATTAATGAACACAATGCTTGATAAAGGAGCGTCTGCTTCTGATGTGAGTGATAAAATAAAAGAAATTTTATTTGCTAAAAGTGCAGAAAAAATAGATGCAACAAAACCAGATGTTGCTGCAAAATTATTTGACGATCAACCAGAAGTAGAAACAGAAACAGAAATAGAAGTAGAAACAGATGATGGTGCTGAAACAGAATCCGAGGAATAATGAAAGTATTATCTGCCGAGACAAATTTGGGATCTGCTACAAATGTAGGTAAGGCTCCAGTAGTAAGAATTTATAACAGTGATTCTTCTGCTGTAACTCTTACTAGAAAGGATGCTGCTGGAATAGTTATTGGAACTTATTCTGTTCCTGCAGATAAAGTCATATATTGTCAAAAATCATTTACAGATACTTTAGAAGGTGGTGCAAATTTAAAGGCTGCTGCAATTGGATACAGTGAAATGTTGGATATTGTAACACTTGCTAGTGGTGCTGGTGGTGTTATAACTGATAATTTAATGTTTCATTTGGATGCTGGTAATGCAGAATCTTATGGAGATCAAACAACTCTTTGGAAGGACTTAACAACTAATAATAACGACTTTCAGAAACAAGGTGCTCCTACTCACGATCCAAGTACTAATGGGGGAATATTTACCTTCGATGGTACGGATGATGCATTCTTCTCTACACACAATAGTACTCAAGTATTAACGGATAAAAACTTTACTTTTGAAATGTGGGTAAAAGTTATATCACTCGGTAGTGAAAATTGGACTAAATTCTTGGCCAAAGATAGATCAATAAGTTCTTGGACTGGAACTGGTTCCCAATCGTATGCTCAGATGGGTTGGAATGGTACTTATAAACCATATTCAAGACTTTTACAAAGACAGAATGGAACTACATATGCTGATGAAACGGTTGCAGATGATGCTAACTTTCCTACAGGTGTATGGAAACATATGGTTATGACTGCTGATTTTAATACCAGTATCAATGATGGTTTAAAATTGTATATGAATAATGTATTAGAAGACACTGGAGATATAAGTGATTTTAGTGGATCTTCTGGTGAAATGAATATGACTGGAGATTTTACCATCGGGAATTTTAAACAAGCATCTAGTTGGTCATCTAAGTATTCAAATATTAGTACTTCGATAGTTAGAGTTTATGTTGATAAGGCATTAACAGCATCCGAAGTTACTCAACATTGGGAGCATGAGAAGGACAGACACGGATTATGATAAATAAATTATAGTTAAGTATATTTGAGTATAATGTCAAGGACTTTGATTTTAGGAGCAGAAGCGGCTTGTCCGACGACTACTGGAACTGCCACTAGTTTTAGTGAGGCAACAGCTGTTCGTTTAGTCAATACCGATTCCAATGCTCATTTAGTAACTGTAGTTGCAACCCAAAGTGGAACTGTTACTGGTTCATTTACTCTTCCTGCTAGTGCAGTAGAAGTACTTGAGAAACAATATTCTCATTGTGTTTTTGCAGCAAATGCTGGTGTAAAAGGAGCAAAAGTAGGATTAACTAATTAGAAAAATGAAATTAATTACAGAAGAAGTCTCACAAGTTAAGTTTATTACTGAAGGAAAAGGTTCTAAAAAGAAACTTTATATTGAAGGTGTTTTCTTACAAGGAGATCTCAAAAATCGTAATGGTAGAATATATCCAGTCAATACTCTTGCAAAAGAAGTTGACAGGTATAATGAAGCATTTGTCCAAAAAGGACGTGCTTTAGGAGAACTTGGTCATCCTGATGGTCCTACAGTTAATCTTGATAGGGTTTCCCATAAAATTACATCTCTCGTAAGAGAAGGTAATAATTTTAAAGGTAAAGCACAACTACTTTCAACACCTATGGGTAAGATTGCTTCATCATTAATTGATGAAGGAGTTACACTTGGTGTTTCATCTCGTGGTGTTGGATCACTTAGAGAGTCTCAAGGTGTTAAATATGTTGGTGAAGATTTTCAGTTAGCAACTGCTGCTGATATTGTTGCAGATCCTTCTGCACCAGATGCTTTTGTGAATGGAATTATGGAAGGAAAGGAATGGGTATGGGAAGGAGGAACTCTTCGTGAGCAACTCGCATCTCAAACAAAAAGGAGAATAAACACATTAGTTGACCAAAAAAGACTTGAGGAGCACAAACTCCAATTGTTCAATGATTTTTTGATAAATCTTTAGTTTATAAATAAATATAGTAAAATTACACTAACAGGTAACGGAGAGTTCTAAAATGTCCAGTGGCACAAAATTACAAGACATGGAAGTAGACGTTAAAGAAAACGCTGTAACTGCCAATGCTAAACCAGCTGAACCAATGGTTAAGCCATCTGGCGCACAGATCGAAGACTTAGGCGGCCCTACTCCAGAAAACTACAAAGTCGATGACGACTCAGCAAAATTAAAGACACCTGGCGTATCCCTTAAACAAGTTAAGGATGTCGTCAACAAAGGTGCAAAATCTGGAGTTAAGTCTGGAGACGTTCAACCAGGAACAAGTTTAAATTCTGGTGACGAAGTAGAGGTCAAGGACGATCAAGAAATCGTTTCCGAAGATCCTGTTAGCACAGAAGAAGTTGTTGCAGAAGACGATCTTAAGAAAAAGGTCGAGGATGCAATTACTGAAGAACCTGAAGCAACTGAAGAAGTTGTTGCTGAAGATTCTAAAGAAGAAGAATTCAGTGTTGACGAAGATGTCGAAGCACTTCTTGCTGGAGAAGAACTTTCTGAAGAGTTCCAAGCAAAAGCAAAGACAATCTTTGAAGCAGCAATTAACTCTAAGGTCTCAGAGATTAAGAAAGACCTAGAAGAGCAACATGCTAAAACACTAGAAGAAGAAATTGAGTCTACTAAGACTCAGTTAACTGAAAGAGTTGACTCATACCTTGAGTATGTAGCCGATGAGTGGTTACAAGAAAATCAACTCGCAGTCGAAGAAGGTCTTAAGACCGAAATGACTGAATCATTCCTTGTTGGAATGAAAAATCTTTTTGAAGAACATTATGTAACAATCCCTGAAGACAAATATGATGTCCTTGAGAGCATGGTAAATAAACTTGATGAAATGGAAGGAAAACTCAATGAACAACTTGAAAAGAATGTTGTTCTAAACAAGAGACTAGCAGAATCTACATCCGATGGAATCCTTAGTGACGTTGCAGAAGGTCTTGCAATCACACAGAAAGAGAAGCTCGCTTCCCTTGCTGAAAGTGTTGAGTTTGAAAGTGAAACCGATTACCGTGAGAAACTAGTAACGTTGAGAGAATCTTATTTCCCATCAGCAGCACCTAGTGCTCAAAGAGACAATTCTGAAGTAATTTCAGAAGGTTCTGAGTCACCTGCTCAGACAACTGGCAGTATGGCTACTTACCTCTCTACACTTCAGAGAGTCACTAAGAAGTAATTTCTTATTATAGTTTTAAACCCTTATACACTTTTTACGAGGTAAATTTCAAATGGAAATGTTCAATGCTGAACAACTCCAAGAGAAGTGGAAACCCCTTCTAGATGCAGAAAGTGCTCCCGAAATTAAGGATGCACACCGTAGAATGGTTACCGCAGTTCTCTTAGAGAATCAAGAAAAATTTCAAAACGAGGAAAAGCAATTCCTCTATGAGGCATCACCTACTAACTCAGCTGGTACAGGCGGTTTTGGTGCTGACTCAGCAGCCGCTGGTCCTACTGCAGGTTTCGACCCAGTATTGATCAGTCTTATTCGTCGTTCAATGCCTAACTTGGTCGCATATGACCTAGCAGGTGTTCAACCAATGAATGGTCCTACTGGTTTGATCTTCGCAATGAGATCACGCTATACCAACCAGTCTGGTACAGAAGCATTCTTCGACGAAGCAGATACAACATTCGCAGGTCAGAACAGTGCTGACGATCTAACAGCTGGTCAAACTGACCCTTCTGCTGGTTTGGGTACTGTTACTCAGGCAGGTTCTAACCCATCTGCTCTAAACCCAGTTGGTTCTGCATCCTCAACAGGATATAACGTTGGTCAGGCAATGACCACTGCTAACTCTGAAGCATTAGGTGATGGTTCATCTAATCACTTCAACCAGATGGCATTCTCAATCGAGAAGGTCACCGTGACTGCGAAGTCTCGTGCGTTGAAAGCAGAGTACAGTTTAGAATTGGCTCAAGACCTTAAGGCAATCCACGGTCTGAATGCTGAAGCGGAATTAGCAAATATTCTCTCAACAGAGATCCTTGCTGAAATTAACCGTGAAGTTATCAGAACTATCTACAAGATTGCTGAACAGGGTGCTGCTGCTAACACTGCAACTGGTGGAACATTTGACCTCGACGTTGACTCCAATGGTAGATGGTCAGTTGAGAAGTTCAAGGGACTTCTATTCCAGATCGAAAGAGATGCTAACGCTATCGCACAAAGAACTCGTCGTGGAAAGGGTAACATGATCCTTTGCTCTGCTGACGTTGCTTCTGCGCTAACAATGGCAGGTGTTCTGGATTACACCCCTGCACTTAATGCTAACCTTAATGTTGATGACACAGGCAATACATTTGCTGGTGTACTTCAAGGTAAGTATAGAGTCTACATCGACCCATATTCTGCAAACGTTGCTGCTGATCAGTATTACGTTGTTGGATACAAAGGTTCTTCACCTTATGACGCTGGACTGTTCTACTGCCCATACGTTCCTCTACAGATGGTTCGTGCAGTTGGTCAGGATACATTCCAACCAAAAAT